ATGAGCGACTATAATTTAGAAACTAAATGTATCCACTCCGGCTATACCCCATCCAAGGGCGAGCCCTGTGCACTTCCTGTCTATCAAAGCACTACTTACAAATATGACACCACTGACGAAATGGGCCAATTATTTGATCTGAAGGCAGACGGATATTTTTACACCCGTCTCCAGAACCCGACCAACGATGCCGTAGCTGCAAAGATCGCAGATCTGGAAGGCGGTGTTGCTGCGATCCTGACTTCTTCCGGACAGGCAGCCAACTTCTACGCAGTATTTAATATCTGTGAGGCAGGCGATCACGTTGTTGCCGCTTCTACCATTTACGGAGGAACCTTCAACCTTCTTGCCGTCACCTTCAAGAAGCTTGGCATTGACTGCACCTTTGTTGATACCGATGCAACAGAAGAAGAAATTGCTGCCGCATTTAAACCGAACACAAAGGTTCTCTTTGCAGAAACCATCGCCAATCCGGCTCTGGTCGTCCTGGACATCGAGAAATTTGCACACGTTGCACACCAGAACGGCGTGCCTCTTATTGTGGATAACACCTTTGCCACACCGGTAAACTGCCGTCCCTTCGAGTGGGGTGCAGATATCGTTACCCACTCCACCACTAAATATATGGACGGACATGCCGTTCAGGTAGGCGGTGCCATTGTCGACAGCGGTAACTTCGACTGGGACGCCTATGGCCATAAATATCACGGTCTGACAGAGCCGGATGAATCCTATCACGGTGTTGTCTATACAAAGCAGTTTGGAAAAAAAGCTTACATCACTAAGGCTACTTCCCAGCTGATGCGTGATCTGGGCTCTATTCCGTCTCCGATGAACTGCTTCCTTCTGAACCTCGGCCTGGAAACGCTTCCACTGCGTGTTGAACGCCATTGCTCCAACGCCCAGAAGATCGCAGAATACCTAAACGCACACGAAAAGGTTTCTCATGTAAATTATGCAGGACTTCCGGAGGATAAATATCACGCACTGGCTCAGAAATATATGAAGGATGGCCGTACCTGCGGCGTTATCTCCTTTGAACTGACCGGTGGCCGTGATGCAGCAGTCCGTTTTATGGACAGTCTGAAGCTTGCCACCATCGCAACTCATGTTGCTGCTTCCATCACTATGGTCCTTCACCCAGCCAGCCATACCCACCGTCAGATGAACGACGAGCAGCTGGTTGAAGCAGGAGTTTCTCCCGGAATGATCCGTCTTTCCATTGGTATCGAAAATGTGGATGATATTATCAAGGATCTGGATCAGGCACTGAAAAATGCATAAATAACCAATTCAAAAAGGAAGGATACATCTGCTCATGCATGATGTATCCTTCCTTTTTATGATATATTTTCTCCTACTCTCAATTATGGCATTTCCGCAAATTACCTGCATCCTGTTCTGAACAGCTTTCTTCTGGCGCATAAATTCCTGCAGCTGCTGCAAGTATCTGAAACTACCTTACAAAATCCATTATTCATCTTTTTCCAGCTGTTTGATCAGCTGGTTCACATATGTAGAAAGCCCCGCCACCAGGACTCCCTGTGTCGTGGATGTAAATACTGCCATTGCAATATCCTGTGCATTTTTACAGGAACAGGTAGCAAAAACATAAATTCCGCATATAAGGATCCCTGCACACCCCAGTATCAGCGGAATATATTTGTCCTTCACGGCCTGAGCCTCCTTCAGTGCGATCCCCATAAAATACAAAGCGATCGCTGTGATCAGCAATTCCGGTTTAATATAATCCACAAGCGCTTCCATAAATATTCTCAGTATCTCCCCTGCCGCTTTGATTTATTTTATGAATTTCTCCAAAAAATATTTCATAAATTCCCCAAAAATGTTAGCTACGTGTTCACTATTACTGTTTTCGCACTTTTTGAGAATATTTTGTTCTATTGCAGAGCAAAAAGAAAAAGGCCATAAACCCTAAAGTTTACAGCCTTTCACACTATTTTTCGTTATCTGAAATCAGAATTTGCCAGCGTCAGCAGCTTCCTGTACGGAAACAGCTATTCCTTTATTTTCATGCTTTTTCCACATAATGTTAGCTATTTGTTAGCTATCGCTTCATTCTTACCCGTTCTTATACTTATTTTGTGTTGGCTTTCATGTGTTCAATCACCTTTGTCCAAGTGTCTTTTCCGCAAATCCCGTCTGCTGTGAGCTTTACATTTTTCTGAAATGCTTTCAGCGAGGTATCTGTATCGTTTCCGAAATCACCATCCACCTTTACTCCGAGCATGGCCTGCAGCATGGACACAGCCGTTCCTTTGCTGCCTTTCTGGATAACCGGGAACTGAACTTCAATCTTGTCGGTTAATGTTACGGTATTCTTTGTTGTTGTATTTTTCACTGTCGTTGCTCCCTTCATATATGCTGCAGTCTTTTTTACAAATTCCGGCCAGCGGCCTTCCGCCTGGATCCGGCGCGGGCAATTCTTCCTGGAAGCATCATAGTGACGTTTCAGGCGATCTGTTCCCCATCTATACTGCTTCAGGAGCTGTGCCGCCAGCTGCTCCGCCTTATCTACCGCTTTATAGTAGTCTGTTTCCGGATTTACACAGATCTCGATGTTGATGGAATTCCGATTTGTGATACCGTACTTGCCTTTTCCGTCTCCTACGGCCCAGGCACCGTCACTGTGATCAAGTGTCTGATAGACTGATTTTGAATCAACATAGTAGTGCACGGTTCCGGCCAGGTTTCCATTTTTCATGGCTGTGGCGTGGGATTTTGCATCTGCTCCCTTGCTCCAGTTGTCTGTCTCATGGATTACAATGTAAGCAGGCTTATTCTGGCCGATATAACAGTTTTTCTTGCTGATCATTTTGATGATGTTCATGGTAGTGCTCTCCTTTTCTGTTTTTGATGTCTTATTTGATGTCTTAATAGATAATATGTTATTCAGAATATTGATGATCTTCTGACCGTAATTCCGGCCGGATGCCCACCCCTGGCCTTTTGGATTCTCCTGAATGCCCAGATGCTCCACATAAGGCGCGCAGCCTCTGTTAACGTATGTATAGCGCGGATCCACGCAACGGTTCTTCAGTCGGTCCATACTGGCATACGCCTGCAGGTGCTGGATCTGGGCCCGGATGCCTTCTGCCGGGGTCTTGAAGCTGTTGCCTCTCATACCGGTTTTGGTCACGCCCATACCGCAGAAGTTGTTCTGTGCAAGTGTTACTGCCGATTCGCTGAATGTGAAATTTCCGGTTTCCAAGCAGCTCTGGGCAAATGCGACATCACCACGGACGCCTTCTGCTGCGCCTTCTGTGATGTATAATGGAATCATCTTGATGACCGAATCGGACACCTTTGGATTCATTTTTCTGATGTATGCCCGCATCTGTTCAATGCAGGCCTGTGATTTTCCCATGATTTTTAACATGTTCTTCCTCCTAAGAGGACGATCACTCGCCCTCTTCTGCCTCTACTTCCGGAATACCTGCTACACTTGTCAGGATACTTACCACTCCGGCCACAACTGCTGCCGATGCTACCATCTTCCAGTCTACAGCTGAAATCACGCTTCCGGCACCGATCACGCCGACTGCAGTCTGCGCCATGGTCTTGATGGCTCTGATGCCCGCTTTTTTCAGCCATTTCACAGTGTCAACACTAGGTTTAAAAACACAATTCTTAAACATGTCCATTCTCCTTTTCTTCCAGATCTGAAATCCGGTGGTTTGCTACTTTGATCTGCTCCTCCTGGACAACAGCTTTTTGTTCCAGGGAATAGGTTCTCTCCACTACATTGTTATGTTTGTCTACTCTTTTTGTGAGTTCTTCGAGTTTGTACTCCATCAATGCGCGCGTCTTTTCGTTCTGGCTATGATTACTGATCAAGCACACCAGAAGAGTTACCGCCGCACTGATGCATGATGAGATGATTGTTTCCACTCTTTCTTCCTTTCTCCGGTGTTGCGCCGGCGCAATTTTGTATAAAAATAAGAGCCTTCCGGCTCTGCTCTGATTTTCATAGTCTTCTCCTTTCAAAAAAGAGAGCTTTTCAGCTCTCTAAATTGCATATTTCATGTGTGACATTTTGATATCCGCGTCTGATACTTTTGTATAGATCATAGTTGTATTGATATTGACGTGTCCTAAAATCTTTTGTCTCATTTAGTTAAGTAACTGGTTTATTTTGTTCTCCAATTCAGACGAACGGAACATATCATAAACACCTTTAAACGTAAGTAAATAAACATCTTTCGTTTTAACATATGCCATTAAATCACGCAGAATACTTTCAGATGTATTGATACTAGATGTACTTTCATCAGTGATAGAATGTGTTACAAAGATAAGTAATGTTTTGTTTCTTTCACAAGCATCTACAACATTGTGATTATTCTGCGTATTTCTGTTAATGTATGTTCTGCCAGTGTCATACTGTGGCATGCCAAGATTTCTTCCGTAGTGGTCACTGTATTCATACATAACACGCAGATATTTTTCGCTTCGTTTAGTGTCAAAACTTAATTCACCACCACCCGAGCCTGCTTCAATGATACCTCTCACAGAATAACCGTATTCTTCAAGAAGTTTTTTGTTTGTAACAAAGTTGGCATAAATCTCTTCGTCTGTTGATGTTTCAGACAAAGCCACGCTACTATGGCAAAGGACTTCATTTCCATGTTCCTCTGCGATTGTCAATACTTCATGAACCTTTTTATTAGTTCCTGTTGCAGTTGTAACATTGTTCATTTTTGATGGGATAGATGAAAAGCAAACAGGAACACCATATTCTTCGGACAGACTTTCCACCAAGTCAATATCGCTTAATGAATCATCAAATGTGAATACAACAACACCTTTGTCAAAACTTCTCCATACAAAAGGATTCTTTTTTTGTTCGTCAATAACTGCTTCTGCTACTTTTTCATTGTACCAAGTAGCATCTGCCACTTTTGACAAAGACGTAGCAGCCACGCTGACAGCACCATCAACTCTTTCATACACATCAACTTCTTTTGCCTTATATGCTCCAATGAAGGTATCACTACCGTTGATATACAGTTTTTTTACATCTTGGTTTTTAATTATGATGTTATAATCAATAAATTTGGCATCTTTGGAATCTCCTTTAATTATATCCAGCACATTACCATTGGCATCAACAAACACAACAAACGGGTATGACGAAGCATCATTATGTGACACACCCGTTAAAAATAAATTGTCAAGCAAGTTTACATCAAGTTCGATGCATCTGTAAATATTACCTGTAGCTCCTATTGTTTTCGTGTTTATATTAAAAAGTCCGTCTTTGATTTCGCCAATAGTTTCACCTTTTTCATAATGATAACTAATTTTTGTGGAGATATCAGCTTTATTCTGGGCGATATCAGCTTTATTCTGGGCGATATCAGCTTTATTCTGGGCGATGTCTTCGTTATAACGATAAAATTCAAAATTAAAACTATTTCCTTTGTTTATAGCAAGGTATCTTGTGCTTTCATTCGAGATCTCAATAACTCCATCTAACAGCCCAGAGCCAGTATGAACATATAACACAATTAGGTTTTCGTCTAACTCATAATAACGATTAGCCCATCCTCCTACGCCGTATGTTACGAGTCTGAATTTATCGCCAACTCTCGCATTAACTAAACTCATTTTTGAAACTAATTTATAAAGAGATGTTTTTATCTTTTCACCAACAGTGCCATTCCAACCTTCTCCATCAACAAAATCAGTATAAACAGAGTTGTCAACAGACTTTGATAATTCAACTAAATATTCCTTTAGCGAAGCAACATCCTCCCTATTTGCGTCGATCTGCTTCACCAGGCCTGTGTCGTCCATGTCGTATTCGAGTTTATATTCCAGGGCGAGGGAATATGGATCTACGGGTTCTATGCTTCCGGCAGAGCCAAAGCCCCGGCATTCCAGGGTTTCGTTCGCCTGATCGTAGAGCATGTAGGGCACATGGTTGCTTTCGCTTGTGTATGCAGTGGCGGTGCTGTCTACGGCAAGGTATTGGCCTTTTTCTACGGGGATCCAGCAGCGTGCGTTGCCGTTTGCTTCAAATATTATTTTCGTTGTGCTTACTATTTTTATGGTTTCAGCACTGGGCATGTATACGGTTCCTGGATTTTTTTCAAATTCTACAATATAAGCCGAACATTCTCTGTCCAAATTTAATGTACTTTCATTCTGTGCAAAAGTACCTCTGCTTATTTTGGCAACCACGCCTGCTGCCGTAAAGCGTTCATTCAAAATACAAATTCCTTTGGTTTCCACAACATATTTCTTGGATTCTGATTTCGCCTTTGACCAGATGGAAGCACCTGCACCAAAGAGAGCTTTATGTATATCCGAAGCCTGTTCCCTTACCGCTTCTCCGGCGTTTCCATATTCTTTTCCATCATAGGCAACACGTATATCCTTCAGCTCTGCATCTCCGGTTGTTGAACCATCTCTTAATGCCGTAAAAGCATTCATTCTTTTCTGGATATTGTCCATCTGGGCTTTTGTCTGATTATATAAATGTTCAGCATCGCTGCTTATCTGAGCTCCTGAATCTGATAATTTCTTCATGAGATCGTCAACGGAAACCATCATATCCTGAAAATCTTCAACATTGAAATAATCATCCTGTTCCGGATAAGGCATTGCGTAATTCTTTGTTTTCTTCACTGTATTACCTCCGTTCGAAGCTGATCGTATGTTTTTACCTTAAGTTCTTTATAGGTAAAAGGCTTGTATGCACGGTATGTATTATAAATAATGATAACGTCTATAATCTGGTCCAGCGGTACGATTCCTTCCAGCATTTCCCAGATTATTTTTCTGTTTTTATAGTGTTTCAACTGCAAAGTAACGGATACTGTTTTCTGCTGTATGTTCACTTCCAGGTTGTATCCATCCCCAAGCATACTCTGCAGTCTTTTCTGAAGAATCCTTTCCGTATACATAGTCGAGATACACCATCTTGCAATCACGGCAATTTTTCGTGTTTCCAAATCACTGCTGCTTGAAGGCTGGATATTTAATATCCGCTCTCTTCTTTCAATTCCACTTTTCCTGGATTCTTTTACCGTGATATTATCATCCAGCTCCTGGATATGATTCTCCAGTTTTTCTCCAATAATATCCCCGGCTTTAACAGAACACTGGATTTCCCTGATCTGCATCACGGCATCCGGATAGTTTACTTTGACGTGCATGTCAGTTCCCCCTTCACAGGAAGCTTGTTTTTCCCAACTGTATAGTTTTTGGCTGTTCCGTTCAGGGTTGTTCCTGCAACGTCCTCTACCCCTGTCACATCCACGATTGCTCTCTCAACCTGCAGAATCCTCACAACCAGATTATCATTCTTCTCCCATTTTTCCCTTACTTCAAGGAAATACTCTTCAACGGCCTGATTGATATATTCCTTAATGTCTTCATAGGCGTATCCGGATTCAAATGTAATTTCTGTATTGATATTTACGGTCTCTTCCTCTGCACCAACCACTTTTACCCTGTGTCCGATTGGAGCAATTCCATCGCCTTCTCCGCTTGTCACCACCGGATCAACGGTATTCTGCACTTCTTTCACAACGTCCTCATCAGGAGTCCGGAAAGAATCTCCTGCAATCATTACCTTGATCTGATCATCTGGTTTTGAAACTCTTTCCAACTTACAGGCCTTTACACCAGGCATTTCATTGATCCTACCTTTGTAATACTCCCTGTTTCCGGCAAAACCTCGATAATTGTAGCTGTTCAGCACTCTTGACCGATACAGTTCGGTATCCTCCTGGTCTTTTCCCTGCAGCCTGCATTTCAGTATCTTTCCCCACTCAAACCCTTCCACAAAAGTTATCGGGTCCAGATCAGATAAAAGGGTATTCGGGCCGCTTCCAGATGTATCACATCCGAGCCTGTATATATGCTTGTTTTCATCAATCACATTGAACACTGTATAGTTGTACTCATCGCAATTCCACCTGCTGCCGACCGGAACCGCACAATTGAACTGAGCTTCAAATTCTGCATAGGTAGCTTCATTTATGAAACATCCGATATCATTTCCAATCCGGATAAGGTGCTCCAGATCTGCCGTGTCTGCAAACATGTTCTTTTCTATCCCGGCCATAAACATATATGTTTCTTCCAGCTGAACCGCCTGTTTCGCACAGGCATTATACAGAAGGCTTCCCTCTGATGTATCGATATCGTCCGGCATTTCCTCCATCATGGCTTCCATGATATTTTCAAAAGTCATATTCTCAAACATAGATCTCCGCCTCCTGTTCTCCCAGCGTTGTTATAAGTCTGAATGACAGCATGATCTTTTCATCTTTTTTCACACATTCAAAATCTGTGATCCCTTCTATATACGGATTTACACATAAACACTCCTCCGTCATTCTTTCCAACTCTGAATTTGTATATCCTTCGGAATACTGTTTTCCGATCAGGTCCTCAAACTCCTGTCCATATTCATCTGAATATATATAATATCTGTACCTTGGCGTATGTAATGCAATCCAGCACCATACCATGAGGGCATCTACGCCCTCCACGATCTTCCCGGACAACTGTCCTGTTTTGAAATCAATTCCATATTCTTTCGGAACGTATTCCTCTTCTGCAATATCATCGGATTCCGTATCTGCAAATGGAAACATCATACCGGGTCCACCACCTTTGCAATCAGTACAAATTCCTCAGTATCATTCATCTTCATTAACAATACTTTATCCCCTTCTTCCAGGTGATTGATCCCATCTTCAACAGCCAGGTTGCTGCTTACTGAATAATCACTTTTATTTATTATTCCCGATCCTATTTTTACTCTCCCGTCATGGCCCATTATCCCCAACTCCGGCACCTGAGGGTTGTAAAAACGTCCCGCTTTTCTCATCTGTTCAATCAGTTCTTCATAAGGAGTCATAGTCCGCTGTACCTCCCTCCGTTAATGATCGCCGTCACTTTCTTTCCGGCCCATTGCCCGATATTAAGCTGTGCTCCATTATTCGCTTCGGAATTTCCCAGGCTTTCAAACTCCACGATTGACACAGCACCGGAATACACATGGCCCCACTGGTTCCCGGCATCATCACCTTTTTCATCTGCTATGATCGCGTTGAAACGTGCTCCATCTTCCAGAACCACGCTTACAACATCACCTGCAGAACCAAATACCGGACGGAGGGCTATCAGATAATAACCATTGATGGTTGCAATGCCGTTCTTCCCTGGCTTCCCATTATTTCCCCACAAATCTGCGATTGTCTTCTGGGTGCTGTACTTTTTCCATCTTCCAAAGAAATAGGAATAGTTTGTGTAGTCTTTTATGATCCCTGTCTGTGCTACAGATCCCGGAACCGCTACGGTTGTTCCGCTTATCACCTCATCGCTTCCTTCGGCCGATTTTGTAACCGGATAATCTATGTAACAGAATCCAAGGACATTCTGATGGGAATCTCTTCTTTTCACATCATCGCCATAGTTGCCTTCAATGCTTGTGTATCCACCAGCACTATTGACACTTTCAACAATTCCAATATGTCCCTGACCACCATAAATTACTAAAGCTCCTTTTTTCGGGGTACTGCCCCATTTTCCGCGAGCCTGGTAGTAATCCCGGACATTAAAACAATAAGCTTCTTTTGCTCCTCCCATGAACAGATCTGCATGTCCACTCTTATTGAAACAGGCCCAGATATACATGCAGCACCAGGCAGCATCCATTCCATACAAAACCGTAATCTCGTTATGATTGCTTCCAGGTGGATTTTCTCCAATCCCGATCCAGGATCTTGCCTGATTCAGAACATCTTCCAATGCAGAACTCTCCGATGAACCTGACGAGCTTGAGGATGTCTCTTCTTCATCCTCTTCCTGTGTGTCCATGATATTCTTAAATTCCAGATCAAGCTTCATTGTATAGGAGCCATTTTTCCATTCATGGGAATCACTCTCAATCCAGAATCTCCCTTTTAACCCTGTCCTGGAATCTTCTATGATCACCCCAAGGCCGGAAACACAACGGTAATCCCCTGTTGATGTCAGGCTTGCATTTTTACTGATTCCTTTCAGCTCGTTCATTGCTTCCTGCTTGCCATTACCGGAATCCACAGTGATCGCGCTCTGGAATATTCCATACATATTCGCCCAGCGTGTATTGGTAAGGATCCCGATCTTCTTATTTGAGGAATTATATACATACACCCGGTTTACCATATCATCTGTATTCTCGCTGTAAGACGATTCAAGGATCCGTTCACCCTGCTTAATGTGAAATCCCGGGATCGTCTTCCCCTTTTCGATCACTTCCAGGGTATCCCCATTCATCTGGGCAATGTACGGCTTTTTATTCTTCCTGTACACTTTTGTGTATGCAGCCATAATAATTTCATAATATGGCCTTTCCTGGAAAAACATCTTATTTAACACCAGTCCAGTCTTTGCAAGGTTTCTGACATTTATACCGATATCCTTACATACCATTTCCGTAATCTTTTCCGGCGTTTTGTTCCGGAACCGGTATGTCCCGTTGGATCTCAGCAGATGGATCATATGATCCTTTGCCGTATACTGCAGCTCCCCGGCATCTGAACTCCTGTTTCTTTCCGTAACTGCCCCGACAAAATGCACTTTCTGATTGCTATCCGGATAAAATACGATCTTATCTCCAAGCCTGATATCCAGCGTTTCCACACTTTTATCATTCGGACTGTATGCTACAGAAAACGCAACGGTCCGGGCTGCCTGCCGTGCACTTCCGGACCAGGTAACGCTTGTGACGTATTTGGTTATATCATTCTCTTTCCACTTTAGTTTCATGGTATCACAAGCCTTTCCCCGTCAAAGATCCACCATCCATTTACACCTTTATTGGCACTGCTGCGGAATCCATGTTTTACTGCAGTCCGCTCAATAATGGTCTTGTTTGCTTCGTAGATCTTGTTCGCATATGATCCGGTTCCATAATATTTCTTGGAAATACTCCACAGGGTATCGTTTCCGGAAACAACATGTACCTTTGCTTTCGTTTTGGACGTTTCCCGTTTCGTTCCCTGCTTTATATTCTTTTTCGTTGTGGAAGCTGCAGTCTTTGATGTCTTTTTCTTTTTTGGTTTTGTGTACTTAGGTGCCCGGTATTCCATCAAAGACAGCTTATATTTGATATCTCCAGTTCCATCTTCCTCCCCATATGAGAAGGAGCTGATCACCACCTGCATATTGATCTTGGTTTTGGTAACAACCAGACGGAGTGTTTTTTCCTGCCAGGAAAGTATTTTCTTCACATATTCCCATGGACTCTGCTTTTTCTTATATGCTGCAAAGGAATAATCCTTATTTGGAAAAAAGGACTCCAGTTCTATGGAACTGAGCCCTCTTTTTCCAAGGATCGTGACATCTCCAAGATTCTGGACATTTACGGTTTCATGTCCGGCATCCCTTGTAACGTTATAGGATGCTGGCAGTATCGGAAGCTGTATGGAATCTTTTCCGCATTTCAGCCATATTTCCATCTTACTACTCATTTACGCCTCCTATGCTACCGCTGTCTGCGGAAGATTATCATTGGTTTCTTTTATTTTCTTTACAATTCTTTCCGCAATCCGGTCAATGTCTGCTTCCTCACGAACGATAATGCTGTCTGCCAGTTTCGCTATGGTAATTACTGTACCTTTGTTCTCGGAACGTGCCATTCGGACAGATTCATCATGTGGATATACCCTTGTACCTCTTGGCAGGTCAACAATCTCTCCGCCCTTCTCACTGATCTGTACAATACCGCCCTGCCAGTTATCGGTTCCTTTTGACAGAGCTGGAATCTGCGGAATGTTAAGCCCTTTCCAGCTTTTACCACCAATTCCAAGTACCCAATCCGGAACTGTGAAGTGAATGGAATTAATCCTGCTGATCGCACCATTTACAATGGAAATGACTGCATTCATCGGGGTTTTTACAAGAGCTTCCAGCATTCCAAAAGAATTGGAAACAATATCTCGTAAGCCTTTCCATGCTTTTTCCCAGTTTCCGGTGAATACTCCATTCATAAATGTTGTGACGCCCTCAAGAACGCCAAGAAAACCGTCTATATACTGGCTTGCACCTTCAAAGAATATTACAATCACATCCGATCCTTCTGAGAATACAAATTGTACAGCTTTTATAAATCCGCTCTCCAGATAAGAGCCTATTTCTGTACACAGTCCTAAAAACGGCTGGAGCTGTGGCTGTACGGTATTCCAGAACGATTCAAACCGCGCAGCTGTTTTTCCGAGCAGAGGACTGATTCTGTCCCAGTTTTTATAAATCAGGAGTGCTCCGGCAGCTATCGCTACTATGGCAATTCCTGCTGGTCCGGTCATAACTGTCCCAAACGCTTTGAAACCTGTCTTTCCATGTATAAGATTGTTCATTGCTCCACTGATTTCTCCAAAATTTGTTATCATTCCGCCAATTCCAGACGATACCTTTCCAGCTCCCAGCAATACCGGTCCAGTTGCTGCTGCCACGGCTGCAAACTTCACAATCGTCTTCTGTGTAGCCGGATCCAGCTCGTTCCAGTGATCTACCAGGGAATCAATCACAGTAATTCCCTGCTCCACATACGGGATCAGCATGGTTCCCACAGGCTGCAGAACATCAACCTGGATCGTTCTCCACAAACCTCCCAGTGCTCCTGTGAGTGTGTCATACCTGGTGTTGACCAGCTCCTCCATCGTCTCCTTTGTTTTGTCGATAGCTCCATTGGTTGTTGAAAGCGTTGTAATAACCTGCGGACCTAAATCTTCCCACATGGTTCCAAAAAGATTAACCCCGGCCGCACTCTGGGCAACGGGATCGTCCATTCTGGCCAGTCCCTGGATTACCTCGTTAAAGGCCGCTTTCGCATCCTGGCCTCCGGCCGCAAATCTTTTTGCCATCTTATCGGCATTCATGCCGATGGCTTCAAATCCCTGTTTTGTTGTATCTGATCCATCAATCGCACGGATGGAAAATTCTTTTACCGCATCACCGATCTTATCCAGGTTGAATGCTCCATTTTCCGCTCCATTTGCGAAAACCGAAAACATGTCCTCCGCATCCAGGCCAAGCTTTTGGAACTGTACGGAATATTCATCAACGTTATCAAACAATTCTCCTGAAAAATCCAGGCCATTCTGAGCCCCCTGTGCCATAAGGTTGAATGCTTCTCTTGCGGAAACGCCGAAATTCTTGATCAGGCTGTCTGCTGCCCTGGTGCTTTCCCCGATATCAACATCAAAGGTATCTGCCAGCGTATAAGCGTACTCCGTACACCTCTGCAGTGCAGAATCATCCAGATAGGACATGTTCTGGTCAACTTTCGCCATTGCATCCGCCACATCTCCTATGGATTCTCCAAAGTTATCTTTGTAGACGTTGTTGATCATGTCCTGGTACTTGCCCAGGTTTTCAGTTGCTGTCCCAGTTGCGGCCGCAAACTGCTTGTAGGCATCATGTGATTCAGAAGCGAACTTTATTGCAGCTGTTCCAGCCGCTGCCATTGGCACAGAAACCGATTTTGTAAGGCATTCTCCGGCTCCTTCCAAAAACTGCCCTGCATTTTCAAATACACTTCCAAGATTGCCAATTCTTTTTTCCAGATTTTTTGACTGTCTTGCTACTGTCCGTGATGGATCTGAAAATTCATCGATCAGCTTTACTACCGCTGCTACTGTTTTATTTGCCCCGTTCCCTCGCCTCCTCTTTTATGTCTTCGATCTCCTGCATCAAAAAAGCACGGGTGATCAGCCGTTCACCCGCACCCATATTGTAATAATCCGAAATTTTCCACTTTTTCAAACGGAACAGTGCGTAAGCAATGCTTGCTTCCCTGTCCGTCCTGATCAGTTTTTTATTTCCTTCTCCTCAGTCTTAAGCCCGGATAAAGCAATAATCTCATCTGCAATGGTTCCGGCTTCTGCCTGAAACAGAATTGCGGCAAGATCTTTTGGAGTCGCAGCATTAAAATGCTCCAGCAAAGCCGGATCTTTTAAATCCGGTTCAACAATTCCATTCACACAGAACATCAGGTTTGTGTCGTAAGCTGCTGAAATATTTCTTTTTCCTTTCTCATCAAACATCATCTGCATGATATCATTGTGCTTCCGACCCGAAACTTCCTGAATCGTGATCTCTGTTTCCTCTCCCAGAAGCTTTGTCAGCCTTGCAGATCGGATCTTCTTTGTTTCCTTTTTCTCTACTGTCTCTTTATCAACTCTGATCAGCTTTTCAATCAAATTCATGTTCTTTACCTCCTATCAAATAGCATCCAATACATCAAAATTCGAAAAATTAAACGGAATGGACTCTTCGCCCAGCTTTCCGGCTTCCCAGTCTGCAATTGGGATTTCTGTAAAAATACAATCCTTAAGCCGTACACGTTCGCCGCCAAAGGCTTCCGGGTCATCCAGATTGGAGATGATCGTGCCTCTGATTGCTTTTCCTTCCTTGATCGCCTGTGCTGCTCTTTTCAGCCAGTATGATGTCACTTTATTAAGTTTTACAGTTCCTGATCCGCTGATTCCCGTTACTTTATACCCCTTTTTTAAGGTCCTTGCCTGTGTCACTTCTGCGGTATCAAATTTCATTTTTGCCTGAAGTGCAGTGGTTTCTGCCATATATTCAGCATCAATCCACAGCTCTCCAAACGTTCCATTAATAACCCTGTCCGGTGTATAACCTTTCCTCGTTAATCCCTCCTCTTATGCCGTGATATCCAGATAGATGTCTTCCATGACATCTGAAATTGTCACAGTTGCTTTGAAATATACTTTTTCATCGGTATACTGTTTCTGCATTTCCTCATCTGACATGGCTTCTGCATCTTCTTTTTTGATCTTTTCATTTTCGATCACATATTTTCGAATTTTCTCCACGTCAAACTCAATGCTGTAATCTTCGATCAGGCCATTTACAAGGATTTCGTCCATGTAGGTTTTGATCGCAGATAACAGAAGACACTTATTGCTGTATGTATTCTGATATTTTCCGATGTAGTTATCCTCGGCCAGCTCAACAATATCGTTGTTGATCATGTCCATAGTCTCTACAACACGGATTTTTTTCCATGGGCTCTGCTTTCCGGTTAAAGTGGTTAACGATGTCACGCCTCTTCCAACCTTGATTTTTTCTCCGTCATCAAACAAAACAAACTTTCCTGCATCAATGGCTGCTTCAACCGATTTACGGTCCAGATCTTCACAGGCTGTTACATCGTCCAGAACAGCAAAGGTCACGGACTGATCACTTCCTGTTCCTGCGATCAGACCGGCAATCCTGGAACAGAATGTTTCTGCCGTATAGCTTTTTCCATCTGCAGTTACTGTCTTCGTTGCATAATTTACAATTCCCTCTGTATCTGCTTCTGTTTCCGGTAACACAGCTTTCACTCTGTTATGAGCTTCCCTCTGAGCTTTCACCCAGTCTGTGATCTTCTGTGTCTGGGAATCTTTTTTTGCACTTGGGAAACACATCCAGTCTACTTTCTTCCGCTCAAAATATTTGAAGGCTTTACTGTAATCTGTCTCCGCAGTAGCAAGAACATATACCACAACTTTTTGCGGTGCCGTGTCATTTCCACGTAGTGCCAGGGCAATCTGGTTTTTATTATCTGTCCCCAGCTCCTCCGGGATATCTTCACTTGAAAAAATTGTTACCGGATTCCCACTTGGAACCTTTGCATCTTTGAGCACCATTCCAACAGATCCGCGGTCCAGCCTTTTTACCGAATTCTGCGCCCGTGCCACGAATGTGATGTTCATTGCTGGTAATCCCATCAGTTTCCTACCTCCTGTCTCATTTCCATGTTTTTCATAATTTCACTGTTATCCTCCTTTTTCACCTCATCCCAGAATTCCACTTCAAATGTCACTACAGGGATATTGTTGTTTTCCCCCTCAAACATGCAGTTTATGTTATCGGTGTTCAATTTCCTGCTGCCAACCGCAAGTTTATAGCCAAAAGCGGCTTCCATTTTTTCAAAGAATTCCATTGCCGCAAGTTCGTCAGGCCGTTTCTGGATAAGGTCAATTTCGATCTCAACATTTTTATGGACCGCATTTTTCGTTCTCTCTGAAAACGTCTGTGTCACATAAACAAAAAAAGAAGGTCTGGTATAACCCTCTATTGTGTCTGGTCCGTATATTTTTGTACCGGGATAGGATTCCTTTAATGTGAGGTTCACAGCCTGCTTAATATCTTTAAGAATCAAATCCTGCATCCTCCAGTATTGAATTTAGAAGCTCCTGGCCGATTGCTTCGGAATATTCTGAACGTCGTGCCATATATTTTCCAACAGTCTTTTTAGCGTATACCTTACCAACTTTTCTTCCAGTTCCCGGTTTTCCTTTTCCCCAACGGTTTTTCCGGTTATGAGTAACCAAGTCGTGTCCTTCTTCATAAAGATGATAATGCGGAGCTTTTGATGTAACTGCTACTGTGTAATTTTTTCCCGATCGGATCACTTTTCCCTGTCGAAAGCTGTCCTGCAGTCTATTCCCTGTCGCTGGAATATGATGTCCTTTTGCTTCTTCCTGTACTCTTACTCCAAGATCCTTTGCGATATTTCTTGCTTCTTTTTTCAAAACTTTTTCTGTTGAAGCAGGAAACTGCTTCATAGCCTTTTCCATAGCCTCGGCAAATTCTCCATCTCCAGTTATATCAAACTTGATACTCATTTCCTTCAAACACCTCCTTGCACTGTATCTCAAGAAGTTCATGCCTTTCATCAATGTCCAGCGGCGGACCTTCTATTGTAAAGATCCTCCCGTGATACTTGATTCTCATATCTGCAGTAATATCATTCCGGAACCGCACATATATCCTGTGAGATACCTCTGGTTTAAGCTTTCCCATAAAGTTATATTCCGAAGATTTGTATGGTTTTACGCTCCCCCAGACAGTCTTATAATCCTGCCAAGCTGACTTATCCTGTCCCATCTCATCTTCTTTAGCTTCAAGGCGTTGGAAAGTGATCCGCCGGTTTAATTTTCCTGTATAAATCATTTCGCCACCTCACAGAAAATTGATACAGTACATTCCCAGAATAGTTTCTGCTGTTTTATTCATAACATTTTTATCAACCTGCAGCTGGCGGTTATCATACATATCCGCAATGAGCATAAGGACGGCAATCGTAATGTCCTCATGCTCGTCCAGCTGCTCCTCAGTCAGCCCCGTATATCCTTTACAAAATTCTACGGCGGCTTTTTTCATAACCAGAATCTCTGTATTGTCTTCTGTTTCCATATCTTCCGGGGATTCCCTGATATGCCGCCATATATCTGCAGCAGTTATTTCACTGATTTTCATATTTCCTCTCCTTTTGCGCCGGCGCAACTTTAAGCGGATGCCATTGTCAATTTTGCGATTTTCTGAGAATCCTCCACCTTTGTATCAATTTCCATCCATGCAACTACGCCTACTGCATGCTGCGTTGCATATTTCTCTCTCAGTACTTCGATATTTGCGTCCTCTGCCACTTTTACCGCTAATCCGGAAAAGTCTCCATAATATACTGCTGTAGCTTTTGCTGCCATCTTTGGCATTGCATCGGAACAATACACATCTTTTCCAAGAAGCGTATATCCCCACCGTGCTGATACATCCCTGTTCAAAAGATAATTGCCATCACTATCTTTTAACTTTCGGATTGCAGTTCTGGTGGCTTTATTCATGATCCATACAGCACCGCTCTGATAAGTATCCGGAATGGACTCCTGTACATCGATCAACTCGTCAGCTTTAACTTTATCTGCTGCCGCTGCTGTAATACCCCGTGTAACTTTCGTAAGTCCTTCAGCTTTTCCGATTGTTCCGATCAGACACTCATGTTCAATAAATACAGAAATCGCTTTCGCCATATACTGGATAATCTTATTCAGTACATCAAAATTACTGTTATTGATCAGTTTCTTTGAAATCAGCGTCAGTGCTCCTGCAAGGAATCCACCAAGCGAAATACTCTTGAATGTTCCAGATGTACTGGTAAGTTCTGTAAACTCATCCGCATAAGCCATTTTAATGGAACTGGTTTCTTCGTCATAATATGGGATATTGATTGTTCCACCAATGTTATACCGGTCAGCCATACTGTAGATTGGGCAGATTTCTACTACCTTTTCAATGATTTTATTGACAATAGAAGACGGAATCACTGCACCATTGTCCGCATAAGTAAGGTTCGCAGCTCTTTCGTTTGTAAGTGTTCCTCTCACATAATCAACAAATGCCCGTTCCTCAACGGTCAGATCATCGTTTTCCCCGTCTTCTTTTTTCTTTCCTCCGGGATTTCCCAGATTTCTGGCTCTTTCTTTTGCTTCGATCGTCTTGTCAATGGCATTGATTTCTTTCTCAATTTCATCAAAACGGGCCTGCTCTGATTCTTCAAAGGCACGTTCTTCTTCCTGGGCCTTATTTAAAATCCCTTCCATTTCTTCTACAAGGGCAGCCCTTTTTTCCTCCAGGTTCTTTAATTCCTCTGCCCTCACCTGCAGGTATCGTCTGGCAGCTACTCGGAATGCCTTTTTATTTGTAATTCTTCCTCTATGACTTTTCATGATTTTCCCCCTAATCTTCTGATGGTAGCTTCATATTTCGAATAATCCACTTTTTCTTTCTGTTCACTTGAGATTACTTTTGTTTCCAGAGTTCTTACCTCCAGTACTTCATTCCCGTCTGCGCGCATCTCGATGGAAGTGCTTGCATAACAGGGAATTTTCCTGTTATCAATAATGGATACTTCTTTCAGATCCATATCCTCAACAAATCTGCGTTTCAGTCCGGAATCGGTATCTTCCTCTTTTGCGGCCCTTTCTATAAATCCAAAGGACCAGCCTCTCAGTTCTCCTTTTTTTGCTTTTTCGATCACTTCCGCGTCTGTAATTTCTGCAATTGCACGAAGCCCGATATTGTCTTCAAACAGCTGCAGATTTGTTTTGGTACTTCCAAGTTCCCTGCTGTAATCATGATTCAACAGGATCTTTATTTCATCTGCGCGTGAAATGGCTCTCTCAAATGCTCCCGGAACAATCTGCTCAATAAACTGTTCCCCTCTTCTGTCCCGTATCGGTCTGCTGTCTCTGGCAACAGCATTTACATAGCCATCAATCGTAACCGACTGCTCTCTGATCTCTATTCTCCTGAGTCATCGCCCCCTTCTTTTATTTTTGTCAAATCTAATGTTTTACTGGTGTTAAGTACAATCACTTTATTGCTTTCCGGATCATACAATCCGTCCTGGAGCCCCAGTTTGATAAATTTCATACCAAGAGGTGGCATATTTTCTTTTTTTCGGACCTCATCTGTCTGAAGAAATCCTTTTTCAATTCCAACACTGTATGCGTTATACCGCTTGTCAATATCCCCTTTGATCAGTTCTGAAATATCAAAATCAAAAAAATACATCTGTTTTTCAGATTCCAGCAGCATTGCCCGGTTTAATGCAGTCCGAAACTCTGCCAGCAGGTTTGAAAGCTCATATTTAATGAAATTTTTTTCATCCTGTTCTCCGGCATTGCCACTTAAAAGCGATGGCGGGATCCCAATTACTTTACAGATCTCATCCCCATTCGTCTTTTTATTTTCATTCAGCTGCATTTCTACAGATGTATTGGACGCTTCCTGAAAATCAAGGCCTTCATTCAGGATCACCACACTCTCTGTATTGTTTGAATAAAGATTTCTCCATGCTTCTTTCAAAGAATTGATTGCCTGCTGCGACAGTCTTCTCGGAGACTTAATAAAGCCCTTCTTATTACCGCCTGTTGCAACAAGGGTTTCCTCAAATTTCATGGAGTTATACGCCACACTAAGAAGCTGCTTGTTTTCTTCAATAAGGCTTTTCCCCTGTGCCCCATCCTCCGTATTTCTCAGAAGGCGTACAAACTGATATGGCCTGTACGTGTTTCCCTGTACTAAAATGTCATAATCTTTAAATATCACATCCGGATTCTGGTTAAAACTTATGTTTTTTTCTGCCACATACCTGAGAGAACGTACTTCGTTCCTGACTTTATCTATGTAAATATAACCGCCTATCCCAAGAAAATAATCCAGAACAACGGCCCGTTTCATCTGATAAGCATCCAGCGTATCCCCTGTTTCAGAATTCAGTAATATCGTTCGCCTGTCATCCGTCACTTCTGTGATCCTGTCATCTTCCCGTTTATACAGCTTTATTGGAACTGCTGCCATTGTCCCTGCGATCTTATTCAGGCATCCGGCCAGGGACGGAATATTCATTGCTCCTTCCCTTCCAATACTTTCTCCTGATAACCAGGCTCTTAAAATAGCGGCATCTACTTCCGGTTCCAGATCCGGATCCGCACGTTTTTTCCGTTTCCAAATTTCCCTTGCTATCCCTCCTATGCTGTTTGTGCAACAAAATTGTCGCCATTTAATAAATATTGCTGTAAGAGATACATCGCATTAATCAATGCAACTACCTCATCTACCTTACCGGTGGATTTCTTTTTGTTGACATATTTGTTTAAGTTTGTGTCTTCTGTACATCTCGCATTCTGAAAATTGATTTCCAGAAGCCGGTTCTCTTCATATCGGAATGCCTGCTGCAGGATCAGCTCTTTTAACCATTTTGTTGGCTGATGCAGGACGGAACTATGCTGTTTGATTTCCACACACTCCAGCCCTTCTGCTTCCATTTTCTGAACACTTGAAATTGCATTGTAGCGGTCATATCCAACCTGTTCCACAATTACTCCGTATTCTTCTTCCAGCAGATGTATCACATAATTTTCCACTACGCTGTAATCAATTACTTCCTCACCACATGCAATACACTCCCCTTTACTGATCAGTCTCTGATAATCCACTTGTTCCTTCTGGGTTTTGATGTTAATTTTTTCTTTTGGAATAAATCCCATTACCCTGGCATAGATATATCCATTATCTTCTGTCACCATCGCTACTGCAGTATTATCATCCGTCTGGGAAAGATCTACTCCAACCCATACCTGACGGCCGTTCCACCACTGTGGATCTGGCTCAATCCTGCACAATTTCACTTTCTGAATATCTATATAGCCTTCTACACCAAGTCCTTTATAGAGAATATTGTTATGCTTGCAAAGATAATTTTCTCTTTTATTCTCATAAAGGACTGCTAAGGTACGTTTCTTTTTTATCTCATCAAAAATATATTGATGGGATACTGCAACCGGATTGCTCTGATAAATCGCACGATCATCCGTCTGCCAGGCTTCTCCCTGCTTCAGATCATCATCTGGTTCGTAAAGCAAAGCAAAATATCGCCGATCATCCAGCAGACCGTCCAAAGTCTTTTTCGCAATGTCAATTTCATCGATCATTACGTTATTATCGTTGGGATACTGTGTACTGATGATAATTCCAAGTTTATTAAACAAGGTAATCTGTGAAGATCTCATTGCTTCTACCGGATAATCATCCAGTGCTCCTGCTTCATCTGCCAGATACGCATTTGCCAGTTTCCCATCCATTCCATCCTGGCTATATGCAAGTGGCGTATACTCATTTTCGTTAAGCAGGCATATGATCTGGCTCCTCAAAACCTTAAATGCAGGTTCATCCTCATCGTATAATGCTGGCGAAACTTTTATAATTTTTCGGATAGCATTTTTCAGTTCCGATGATAACTGCAGATCCGGCGCAACAGAAAAGAACCGGGAAAAATCCGGTTCTGTAAGCATCAGCAGGATAAATATCACTGCCGAATTGAATGTTTTAAAATTTTTTCGTGCGATTTCAAGAAGAATCGTTACATAAAACCGGCTTCTTTGTTCTGAATTCCGACAATATGTGCACAGCCCGGCTACAATCATAAGCCACGCATAATCCTCCAGGCCATCATAAATACTGCATCTAAGATCCGGGTGGACCATTAATTTTAGTAATTTGCATATTTTTTCATACTCCTGTTCATCTACATAAGCATCCTCATCATTCCCATCCGCAATATGTAACCAGCTTTCTGCCTGTTTTTTAACATATTCCGGGACTTTTCCTTCCTGCTCCGTGGAACACCATACGGCATATTTGTATGCTTTTCCTTCTTTCATCCGCCCAACGCTTCTTTCAGTGGATTGGTTTTCTTTTCCGGTTTCTTTGGAACAGATCTAAGGGATGCCGCGATTGTCATAACATTTTCCTTCTCAATCTCGGCCAGCATCCTTCTTTTTGCCTGGATCTGCCGGTCCATAGATACCAGACTTTTCTGCATGGAAGCTTCAATACCATAATATTCTTTCCGCGTCAGTTCTCTGTTGATAAGCATATCGTCTTTTTCATTCTGAAACTCACATAACTGTTTATAAAACTGGTCTCTTTTTTCCTCAAATTCCTTCGTTTCTGCATATAAAATGCAGTATCTGTTTATCACAGCTCCATACATATCATCGAATTTATTGATCTTTTCAAGAAGCTTTTTCAGTCGAAGAAATTCTTTATGTGCAATCTCATTGTCTTTTACTTCCTGTCGCTCTTTCAGCGGAATCCCTGTAAGCAGAGCCTTTTCTGCCTGTTCGCGCTGCCGGAGCTCTTTCTTGGTTCGGTGTGATTTTCCTTCCATCCGAATAATATCTGCCGATTTTGATGCTGTTGGCATTGCGCTCCCTCTTTCCGTCAAAAATAAAAATGCTGATGTGGGAATTTATTATAAATCTGTGGGCATATGTGGTCGTAAAAAAGTCAAAATTTTCAGATTTTTTTAGGCGGGGGGGGGATTACATTTCATCCTCCTGCTGCCTGGCAATCTCTTTCAGTTCTGCCTGTGATATCTTCCCGGCTTCGGCCATCTCATGATGCCTACCACATAATGAAATAAGATTGTCATTGTCCAACCTTCCATCCCAGTCTTCCGCTATTGGTACAATATGATGTACTTCTATTTCCCTGTTGTTATATTGCTGTGTGGTTCCATATAGCTTTCGTATACAGATCTGGCACAGATATTTGTCCCTCTCTCTGATCTCCAGGCTCTTTCTCTTCCATGCCTCGGTGCTTCGAAAACTGTTCTGCTTTGTCCGTATCTTCCTGCGTACCGGCTTACTGCTGCACTGATATTTACTATCATGAATCCGTCCGCAGTATTTGCAACTTCTTAACAT